CATATTTATCTTTATCTTCAGCATATGGAGTCATAATTTTTACTATCTCGTCCATTGTTTTACCTTTTAAACCAGGAGTATCTTTATACATTTCCGCTAATTCCATAGCTTTTTTATCTGTACCACTAGCACTAAATAATGGTATTAATGTGTCAACAGCTTGAGCCGCTGCTGTTACTCCTGTTATACCTGCCTGTACCTGTTGAGCTTTAAGTCGTTCAGCGTCACGTTCTCGTTGTGCCATCTCTTTTTTTTCCGCTACATCCATAGCTAAAAGTTGTTGGTTTATAGCGTCCCTGGATTGAGCTTTCATTTTATCTAACTTAAATAAATCTTCAGCCATACTAGTTCTAGTTTGTGCATCACGTTGTGTAGCGATAGCACCTACCCTACCAATACCTGCTGCTAATGCTCGTGGGTCCGACTCCTGTAAAGCCTCTACCTGTGTCTGTGTTGAAGCTAATGTATTTTCAAAAGCTTGCTCATAAGCTTCCATAGGTAAAGTTAATCCTTCAAAATAATTTACTTCAGCTCTTTTTCTTGCGTCTTCTCTAAGTTTGTTTTGTTGTTTTTGGGCATCTCTTGCAGCTTTATCTTGTTGGTCTGCTTGATAAAAACTATACGCAGCTGAGGCTACGCCACCTATTGCACCTATTATTGAACCTACCATATATTTATTTTTTTAAATAATCTATTTATTGCAAAGATAACAATTTCTACGGAAAGCTTTGCATAACACTTGAACCAACGGAAAATAACTCTACCGCTGTAGTGTCCGAATTTTTTAGTGTAAAGTTTAAGTAATACCCTCTAGCTCCATGTGACTCCGCTACCGCATCTTTTATAAACAATATAAAATCTCCTACCGCTGGCACTGTACCTGGGAAAGGTAAAGCTATTGGAGCTGCTGGTGCAGGTGGATAAGGACCTACAGTATCTACCGTAATAGAAGGTAAGGTAACCACACCTGTAGATGAGGTAATCTTATCCCTTACAAGGGCAGTAACTACACCAACAAATACTGGTGCACCCGTAACAGCTGGAGGTAAAACAGGTGTTGTAGAATATATAAAATCTCCTACACTCAATATACTTCCTATACTCTCCACATTAAAATTTATTACCACAGCATTGGTTGGTCCTGTAATAGTGTTTACATTAGCTATACCATTTGCTGACCTATCCCTAAAGTTAGTTTCTGTTTGTGTCGCCTCCCTTAAAAATGTAAACCACTCTCCCTCCTTCTGTACGAAGTATGTAGAAAGCATTGCTCCCGTATCTAAATCTGTAAACAACGATGTACACTCCCAAGAAGCACTACTCTCAAAAGACATTGTCTTAAATAATTTTATATCCATGGGTTTTGCATTAAATACCCCTGTAATCTCAGACTGATATTGTTGTCCATAATAATTATTACGTGTATCATTAGTATTGTGTCTATATAAATCTCCTCCGTTCCACGAATAAAAAAAACCATTCATACCTGCCATATAGTCTGGTAGGTAATCATAGAATGAAGGCCATCCTTTTGCATCCTCACTATAAGATACTGTATATGGTGTGCTTGTTGTATGTGACATAACTTTATTTTAAATTTAACATGCAGCTACCGCTGTTACTATTCCATTACTATCTACATCTACAAAATGATTTACTCCTGCTCCAGGTCCTATTAATACAGGATATCTTCCTGCAGGTAACTGTGTTACCCCATTAACATCTACAAACGCCCAATCGTTTACACCTATTGTAGTAGAAACACCTGTTGCTGTAGCTACAGAGGCGGTAAAAATATTAGTGCTATATACACCACATCCTCCACCAACTACTCCTGCAGTAAAACTATTTAAAGCTCTAGCACAGTTTACATCTATAAAGAAATCCGCATTCGGACATATAACATCTACCCTAAGATTTAATATACTCTCTGGTACATTTGGTTTTGGTACAACCATTGTGAAATATCCAGGTACCCCACTAAATAAATCTACCTGCGATGCGTTATATGGCCCTAGATTTACTGGTATTAAGTTTCCTATATTATCTTCTTTAGGCACAAAATTTCCTGAGACTGTTTCATACTCATACTCAAACCCTGGGAAGGTTTGACTATTACTTCCGCTATTACTTGTGATAACCCCACCATTACATGTGTATGTTCCACCGTCTGCTGCAGAAAAATATTGCCCTATAACTCCTTGTTTATATCCATGAGTTACGCTACTATATTCTGAGGCAGTCAACCCATCATGAGTCCATGTCAACTGAGATGGTGTAGTGTTAGGGTTGAACCTTAAAATAACCGCACCTGCACCTGACGTTAGGTTTACATTTAAGAAGTAACTACCTGGCGATGTACTACCTGACATCCTTACAATAGAGGCACTTGCACAATCAATTAAACATGCAGGACATTTGATAGGTGGACTTAACACATTAGTTGCTGACATAATTCTATATACCCCACCAAAAGAATATAAACCAGGAGGTGCTAAGGTAGTTAACGTAGAGTTCTGATATAACTGAGGAGCAGTAGCAAAATCATTGCCTGCCCAATATACTAATGTTGAATTATTACACGCCATATTCTATTATTTAACAGTTTCCTTCATCTATTACGGTTCCTGCATTATCTAATTGTATCCATTTTTTTGTTCCTATCGATGGGGATACAGGGCTTACAATATAAAACCCTGGTGCCAGCGTAGGTAAACCACAATTTAATGTAGCATATACTATATCTCCTATAGTAGGTATACTCGAATTACCTGAGAACGTTACCTCAAAAGGTCTTTCAAATTTACCTGGAGTATCCACATCTGTTGTACAAGCTTGTGCCTGTGTTGTACATTGTGGTCCTATATATACGTTCTTACATACTGTTGTACATGTACAGCATATATCATCTGCTGTGCTTCCTGCGGGACAGTAACAAACAGTTTGTGAAGATATTAATCTTAAATCCCATATTAAATAAAGATATAGATTACCGTCAGGTATACTCATCGCTAACTCGGTAGCCTCAAAAGTATTAGCTACAGGATTAGATATAGGTCCTACCGTAGTACTCGCTGCTAACAACGCATCAATATCTGTAACACTATTGGTATACTGTGTGTTAGAAGATAATATTCTAAACCTATGTTTAGAAGGATTAAAATCAAAATCATCTATACCAAACTTTTCAGTTCTTAATGTTATATTACTTCCTGTATATGGGAAGACACCCAGAGAGCGAATACCTATATTTTCTACATATTCTGCAGGCTGTGTAACCTTAAGCTGTGCCGAAGAAAAACCTGTAGATGGACTAACCGTACTACCGTCACTCCAGTTGTAGCTTGTATGAATAAATTGACCTGCATAGTTATTACTATTTACCACTACCTGTACTACCCTAATCTCCTTTTCTTCAGGACACTCTACAATTACTTCATAGGTAGAAGAAACATTAGGGGTAACTAACACCGTACATGTAGTAGGAGTATTTAAAGTTTTACTAAAACTTAAAGTCCCTGGAATCGTAGCGTTTAAAACAGAAGCTACCACAGAACCATTCCATGTAATACTTATATTCACATCTCCTGAGCTTATGTGATATGGTATATTTATAGTACCTATAACCTCACCTACCTCTACATCGTACGTTATAGAGTTTGTACTTGACTCTTGATTTATTGCCTGCCCACAAGGTACCCTTTCTGCAGGTACAGGAACAGTATTTAAATTAGTACCTAATACATACTCTTTCATGTATGGGTCATAACCTCCAAGCTTTTGTGTAGTAAGCTGTTTATTAAAAGTATCTCTAAACCATGAGTTCATACCAGCACTAGATATAACATTCAATGAATCAGCTCCACCTCCTACAGCTTTTAGGTTTATGACAGCTCCTCTTTTAGCATCAGTAAAATACATATCATACCCCCACGCTACAAAGCTTTCAGGGTTATGGCTAATACCATACTCTTCGATTCTTGCTATTTGTTTTCCTAAAACCTGTGGTGTAGAAACAACTGCTCCGCCACCTACCGCATCACTTAAAAGATTTTTACCTACCTGTACGTATGTTATTCTATCTTCTTGTAATGTTAGTATATCTGTCTGTCTTGCGTGTAATATCTGTATAGGACCAAAGTCTCTTTCATACTCTTGAAAGTTTACTAAACCTAAGTTAAACTCATTTAAGTTATTTACATTAGCCGAGTTACTATACACACCACTATATGTAATATCAGAGAATCTATCGGCCTCTACAAAATCCTGATTAGATACCGCCAATACACGCTCCCCTAAATTAAAAGGTTTACCTATAACACTATCATATATTCTATAACTTTCTACACCATTACCAAAGGAGTAGCAGTTATATGCATCCAGTGTAGTAACTAAGTTTTGTGTAGCTGTTTGGTTTTGGTCTGTTGCCTCTAAACTATAAGACTGAGACACAGGGTCAAAGTTTTGTTTTGCCTGATGAAAACCTCCCTCTATTTCTAATAGGTCTGAGGCATCATAAAATAAGTTAGCATCTGCATCTTCAGGCACTGTCTCAAATACAAAGTCTGTATTATTACGTTTTATGGTAATTTCTAAACTGTTAACACAAGAATTATAAAACCCACTTCTAACATTACCTTGCATTACCATATATTGTAAGCCTGCTCCATTTTTATGTATTCTAAGAAAAGAAGTGTTTTCATAAGAACCAAAACAGGTTGGGCATGTCAATAAATCATCCGCTTGTTGGGTGGAGTTATTATAATAAAGTGAAGGAAGAAGAATATGAGCAAAAGTATAATCCCCTGCGTCAAACCCTACTTCCATATTAGTAGCACTTATAATACCAGGGCTATTCTCAGTTATTTTATTTGTTAAATCCTCACCTACAGCCCAATCATAAAAGGTAGTGTAGTTGTATCCTGATATAAAAGTTCGGTCATATTGAAGATTTCTTTCCTCTAAAGTAGGATTTAAAAAAGAGGATTCTTCTGCACGTATAACGCTAAATTTAATTCTAATCTCACTCCCCGCAGGTATAGTATAATTTTCATTAGTGTTAGGGTCAAATAACGGATATCCAAAAGCAAACTCCCCAAATGGTCCGTTTATATAATCTGTATAAATTGGAGCAGTTAATAAATTTACTGGAGGATTAGGGTTAGTAGGGTCAAAAGGAGGTATTTGATATGTACCACCAGCAACTGACGGTATTCCTGGAGTCCCCATTGTATATTGAACGGGTGGAAACATTGCAAACACATTACACGCACTAACAAAACCTAAACCGTTAGTGTGCTGATTTGCGTAAGTACTATTAGCATTTACCAGACCCCCAAACCACATTCCTATACTTGTCCATACTTGCGGCCCATACGAAACTATTGATTCATCATCAATATTTGCCTCCCATCCATCAGCTTTTAAAAGCATATATAATCCTGCTAAAGATTTTTGGTTACTTGAAATACCATTAGAAGAAAATGCTTGAACATCTAACACTACTGCCTTTACTTCATTATTAAGAGGACCATTAGAATCTGCTTTTACAATTAACTCGTCTCCAGTTTTAACTAGATTAGCATTTTGTCCTTCTAACTTAAACCATATTCTACTACTATCATTAGTTTCAGCTACAGGTAATCCTGTAGTTCCCTCAGCTGTACCATCTTGTTTAAAAAACTGTGTAGCATAAATAGTTTCATAGGTACCCTGGCTAGGCTTTACTACAAACTTATATTTCTTAGCCCAGTAAGGAGGTAAATTTTTTAAGGTTACCTGTATTTGGTTTTTATTATCTGATGTAGATGCAGGATAAAACACTGTATTATCTACACTTGTTAAAACCGTAGATGCCCTACCATACTCATCCATATATACTATACCTACCTCATAATCTCTGTTAGAGTGTAAGCTTGATTTACTTGGGTTGGTACTTACTTCTACCCTACATCCAAACTGCTCGAAGTTATAATACCTATAAGCTACCGCAAAATCACCTAAAGCTGTACCATCTGCCGCAAAGTATTGCGTGGCAGGTATTTGTAAACTAAACTTATTATTACCTAAAGGTGTGTATTTAAATCCTTGAGGTGCACATATTGGGGTAGAACCCCCACCTGTAGTAATTTGGTAAGGTACATTATCATTACCTAATGTTGCTGTCCCTCCGTTTATATCGGTTAATCCTAGCTCATTTGCAGAAACAGAGGTAACCTCTGCAGTAAGACCTGTAATAGTATTTATAACTATATTTCCTACTACTACACCGCTTGCTAAAAAATCTACACTAGTGTCAATTAAAACATTTACCCCTGTACCTGTTGTTACACCAGTTACTACTATTTGATTAGCACAAGCAGTAGGAAAAGGATTTGTATCTAAGTCTGTAGAGCTACAGGCTGTATTATCAATTCCTCCACTTACTAAATAAAAGTCCGAAGAAGCCATTGGGCTTTCCGCTTGAGCATAAAACTTATCACTTAAGGTGCCTCCTGAATTAGATTCCTTACAAGGGTATAAGCTTTTTATTAGCGCATTCCCTGAAAAACCTTGGGCTGCACTACCTCCAATTTTATCTTTAAACTCTTGAGAATTAAGTAAATCGTCTACATTTTGATACTCTACGGGACAAGTAAACGTACAGTATAATTCAAAAGGACTTGATTGAATCGTTATATCATCACAAAAATTGGTAGCTCCTGAATTAATACAGGAAGGAAGATTACTTTGCTCTAAGGTAAAAAGAAAATTCAAAGTTGTTCCTTCAGGAATTGCAGCTCCTCCTATCGATACGTCTGTTAAATCAAATGTTAACACAGAATTAGTTTCAGTATGTGCTCCTCCTATAGTGTATGTTCCATCACTTAACACAGGGTTAGTACCAGTATAAATTTGTCTATTCTCGAAAGGTTCGCTGAAAGGTGTAGCATAATAATCTATTTTTATTTGGCTACCATCTTTTTTGTCTGTAATATCAAAACCATCTACATAGTTTCCATACATCAATCGGTTACCCATTATTGTCTGAGCCTTTGCTCGTAAAGGAACATTATCATATAACCTTAATAGCTCATCAGAACCTAGTGTAGTATATATCTCACTATTAGTGAATTGTACAGTATGAAAAGAATTATCTGACCACCCTTCATTCTTTTTTATAAATCTTTTTATAATGTATATAACATTAGATGTACTCTGCTTGTATAATAAATCTACCTCTAATACTCTCTTGCTTCCTGTGGAAAAGGTAACATTAGCTGCATTAGATTTATTAACCATTCCTTCATTCCAGTAATTGGTACTACTAAGTTCAAATTGAAAAGGTTCAAACGCAGGTGTAGAAAATAAAGATATAGCACTATACTGACCATCTTCATATCTATACCTATAAGCAAAAGATAAAAACTTTGTTTCCATATAGTTCTCTTGCCCAGGAACCTCTATGAGCTCAACATGAGGTGTACCTAAAGGAGCTACCTGGCCTGCCGCTACATCATAATCTTCATACCCTGGAGGTTTCACAATTACACTAACATCTTCCTCCTCAAATACTGTATCTATACCACCATCAGGATAGTCGTATTTTCTATTTACATTTATTACACGAGGGGGATTGAAATCGTCCGTAAAGAATAATAGGTTCTCTATTTTAGATACTCCTGTTATAAGATATTGAGAATTAAAGTTTAATACCTGTGTACTTATAACATGATAGACAATAGCATTAGTGTTAGTGTTGTAGGATACAATCATATCTACCACCCCTGTAACTACAGAGTTAGGATTATTTTCATCGTGTACAAACCAGTAAATAGTTTCGTTTATACCGTCCTCAAAACATCCAAGGGTTCTAGCATTATCCGTTAGTTCTGCACCTGCATATTCCAAAGTAGTTAACCTAGTATTACCTTTAGAATTTTCTACCGCACCTATCTCTGTAGTTTCCGTAGAACCTAACCTAACATTTACTGCATCTACATATTCTCCTACAGGAACTAAGCGTTCATCAACGCTTTTATTCATTCGTCCCCGTATAAAGTTTGTTGAAATTTTTGCCATCCTACTTTATAATTTTATTCTGACCTCTCATATTTTGTAATAATCTACCAGGATGTATATTGCTTAGTCTTAATTTAGCGTTTCTTAATAACGAAGATTTATCTTTACGTGCTCTATTTATTATAAACTCCTGAACACCATACCTTCCGTTCAGTAAAGAATATTTTATATATGCATAGATAAACTCTTCAAATAATTTATTTACACTTACACTAGCATCGTCCCCATTCTCTAAACCATCTGAAACATATTCCAAGACAACTAACTTACCCGACATATCAGATGTGAAATTGATAACACCTCCCTTTTTATTTATACTGAATGTAGGATTTATGTTAGCTGTCTCAGTATTTAAACCAAAACGTGCACCGATATTATAATCAAAATACCACGCACCATCTATATTGTATCCCATCACACCATTATATGGTCCATCACCTAGGTACATATTCTTTTGTTTACCATCTAGTCTTTGCTTATCAAAGAATGAGTTGTCAGGTTTTAATACATTACCATCTATATCAAATAATATATTACAGTCATTATCCTGTAGGTATGCTCCACTCCAGTTAGTTTGTATATTCTCTGTCATTGGATATAACATACCGTCCTGTTCTAAGGATATTCTCACCCAGTTTATATAGTCTGGAGGTAAAACAAATCTTAATTGGTCACATACCGTAAGCTCTAATATTTTTATTTCTTTCATTGCATCGTAGTTCAACTCCTGTATCCCTCTCTTTGCATGAAATAAAACCTGATAACGATTTATATTATTAATAAGTTCATTGTTACCTTGGTACATTAACATAAAATTATTTACAATATCTTCTAAGCTAACGTATTGGTATGACCCCCAGTTAGAATCCGTTGGGACATTTCCCCCATTCTCATAATATTGATAATCTGTTATATATGCCATAATTAAAACGATTCTTGTGTTTCAGTACTCTCTTCTTGTTTTCCAAAGTTATATACATCAGCCTCTCTAATTTCTATACCAACGTATTGACAAATCTTTGCAATCAATGTTGGCTCATCAGATGCAGGTAATTCAAAGTCTTGAAAGTCTGTAGCTGCTGGATAGAATATAGGCTCTCCCTCTGTTATAAGCTGGTATGTCCAGTTAGGTGCTAGAGGATAACGTACATACTGTGCGTGTATTGCTCCTTGTTGTAGTATACTTGTAGGATATACAGTGATAGTATTACCATCTAGTACATACGCAGGATATGTTGTAGTAGGAGCGGTAAGGCTAGAGTTTGTTAAATAAAATATTTTACTTTGACTTACTCTCTCTACCTCTCTAATCTTTGTGTTTGAATATATAACATAGCTGTTACCTATAGCAAAGATATTTGCACTTAACTTTATAGCACCTGTTCCTGGTGCATCTACTGCTGTAACAAAAGCTTCTTGTAATGTAGTTGTATTTACAATAAGGCTACCTATTGGTGGTGTTGGTGCAGAGTTAGGAATATTTGTCCATACCGCAGATTGTGTTGAGTCTGTTATGGTATTACCTGCACTTGTCCCTGTAACTGTCCCTGAATATAAAGCAGATGAATAATAAAATAATTTATTCATTAGGTAATAATCTGAAGGAAGGGAATAAGTATTAGCATTTGCCTGTGTTAAAAATACATTCTTAGAAAATGTATCCATAACCTCTAGTAAATTTTTAGTTATATCTGCATACCCTGTCCCCGATTGTCTACCGTTTTCTCTCTGTATCCATCTATTATAAGCATAGAAATAATCCTCAAACATATCCATCTGAGCTTGCTGTGCGTACAGATTAAAATCTTGTGGAGATATATAACCGTAGTTATTTTTATTAGCTATTGCTAAGACAGTATTTCTTACGTCATTTATTGATGCTGCCATATTATATAAACATTTCTACAAAGATAACAAAAAAAAAGAGGGGTATAATTTATTAAAGAGTCCAGTCTGTTATTCTCATACCTGTAACTAAATCAGGTTGTAGATAATTTAAAGATGGTTCATCTACTAAACGTTGAAGGGCTACTATTACATTACCTGTAAACCCAAGTGTTGCACCTGTACATGTAAGTGTAGCTACCGCTGTACCTCCTGCACCACCTGGTAATAAATGTATTCTTATCTCTGTTGCACTTATGTATTGTGGTACTACTCCTGCACCTACAGGAAGGAATAAAACCCCATCGTTATCACTATCAAATATTAGATACTTAGTCATACCACAAAGATAATAAAAAAAAAGAGGCCTACTTTTTTAGTAGACCTCTTAATTAGTTTTTAAATAAATAATACCTATATAGCTATAGAGCTAAACGCTAGAGCACTTAAAGCATCACCATCTATAGTTAAACTTGATAAATCTAAAACTGCATTAGTCCAACTTGTTGAACGAAAAGCAACCAACTCATTCATCATAAGATTAACGGTAGTTGCATTTTCTGCTCCTGTTGCTGTAGTTCCATAAGTTAAGTTATAAACTAAAACTTTAGCACTAGCAGCATTGTGAGAAACAACATTAGTAACAATGTTAATAATGTCATTATCAGCACCATCAGTTTGAATTTTAGTGATTGTATCACAGTCAATTAATACTTGGTTAGCATTATTTACACGAAATTTAATAAACTTTTTCATTGTATAAAAAATTAATGATTAATAAAGTACAAAGATACGTAAAATATATTACGACTTTTTAGCCTTTGTATTACCCTTAAGCATTTGCTTTAATAACTTATACGTCTCTATACCATCGTCTGTTTGAAAGTATGAAGCTATAATATCATTAGCGTCTTCACCAAAAGGTACCGTTAATATCTTAGTCTTATTATCCTTTAAGTTAAAGTATACATCTCTATTCTTGTTACGTAGAGATAATAAACCTTTAGAAAAAATTTGAACCACATCATCATACATCTGTAATGCTGGGTCATTTAGTATATCTATAAACTCTTCTGGATTATTCCTAGCATATATTAATATATCTCTTTTAAGCTCGGCTGTACTCATCTTATCCGCTGTAGCTCCCATTAAAACTCTACATACCATTTCTAATTTAGAAGTAGATAACTCTCTAGCTAATAACTGTGCATCTAATATTATTTCTTGCATTTCTAATTCTTCCGCTGCATCCTTAGCGTTATTAATTTCTTCAAAAATCTGTCCGTTACCAGGGTGATAAGATAAGAACTCTTGTAATACCTGATTACTTCTTTCTACCCGTAGAAATCCATCTTCAAAAATAATAGGCTCCATAATAGCGTTACCATCTTGCTCATCCTCAAAAGGACTCTTTTGGTTTCTTGCATAACGAAGGGGGCGGTTAATGCCTTTCTCTTCATCAAAATATAATAATGGGGACCTGTGACTGTGATGTGAACTAAGCATCAAAGATAATGGTGCTACATCACGTTTTAATCTATAGCTTTTAGCTACTACTTTTTGTTTTGTTTTCATTGTATTTAATTAAAATTAAAAAAAAAAAAGGGGAGGAGGTTAATCCTCCCCTAATTACTATTTGTTAATCTTGGAATAAGAAGAAGTTGTTTGCACCTAAAGTACATACAGCTCTTTCTGATAAAAAGTTAACTGTCATTGCATCTAAAGAAGATGTTCTTGCACCACCAGCTGAACCAGTAATCCAAGTTTTATAACGTCTATCTTCAGTTTCAGACGCTCGGTAACGTACATGTAAGAATGGACGTTTAGCGTTCTTCCCTAAGATTTGGTCATATACTGTAGTAGAACCTGCAGGAACTAATAGTCCGCTGATTTTACCACCTGTTAAACCACCACGCATTGTTGGGTCGTTTAAGTATTTCCAATCTGATTTGTAGAAATCATAACCTCTACGGAATCCTGTGAATCCTAAGTTAAGAGCCATCTCCTCATCGTTATCAAATAAACCATATGAAGTACCACCCGCTCCGTAAGAGTTTTGTGCTGCTAACATATCGTCAATATCGAAAGAGAAATCTCTGTTTACAAAGATTACGTTTTCTTCAATTGCACCTTGCTTATCTAAACGTTGGATAACGCTATCGAAACCTGCAAGAGTTGTTGGGTTACCCCCACTCCATACATTTCCTCTATTGTTTACCACATAGAATACACCTTCAGAACCTTTATTTCCTACAGGTGAAGCTGCTGCAATAGCACCTGAACCTGCTTCTGCTGGAACCGCTTCAATCATAGCTGTCTCTAAGTAGTCTTCAAAACGTAGACGAGTTTCGTGCTCAGACTTCATATACCATAGGTATCCTGTTCCTCCGTCTTCAGTAGAAATCTCTACCCATCCAATCTGTGCCATATCAGAACCACTTACCTCGTAAGTATCTTTTATGATGATTGGAGAGTTATCGAAGATAAAATCTTGAGCATCTAAAGAACCTACCATTCCATCTACACCTTTTCTAAATTCAGAACCGTAGATAAAAATAGTACAATTTACTACCCCCGCTGGGTCTGGTACACCTGTAACCGCTTGTCCACCTGCTTCATAATAAGCTGCTGTTACCGCACCATTAGCATCGTTTACATTAGTAACGATAGCTTTATTATTTAAAGTTGAACCTGCTGTTTCGTCAGAAATCATAATAGTTTGACCTACTCTAATTGCTGTGTAACCACCTGTTGGTTGACTTGAAGCTGGAGGTGAAGCAGGATTTTGTTGTGCTGCTGGTATAGTCCATACACCTGTTGCCGCACCTTGTGCACCTGCTGAAGTACATCCTGTGTACTTTGAGTGTAATCTTCCTTGCTCTGCCCATTTGATAAGGTCTGAGTTAGAAGGCATTTCAGCACCAACCATTCGTAAGAATGATGC